TTATTGAACAGCTGCCGCATGTTGAGGGGAAGTGGGACACGGCGACGATTCAGTTGCAGCCCTGCCAGGTGTTCTGGGTGGCGAGCCTGTTTGGCTGGCGCCATCGGGAGGATCCCGAGCGGCGGCGATTTACGGTGTTCTATCTCGAGTTAGGGAGGAAGGGGGCCAAGTCAACTTTAATGGCTGGGGTAGGGCTCTACCATTTGGCGAAGGAGAATGAACCAGGGGCTAGTGTGGTGTGCGGAGCCACGACGGGATCACAGGCGCGGATCGTCTTCGGGATCATGCAGCGGATGGTCCGGCACAAGTCGGCGAAGTGGTTACGTAAATTAGGGATCGAAGCACTCGCCAACGCCATTATCACAGAAGACGGATCGGCCAAGCCTATCAATGCGAAGGCGTCAACACAGGACGGGTTAAACCCGAGCTGCATCATCCTTGACGAGTCGCACGCCCAGAAGTTTCCTCTCCATGACGTGCTGAAGTCGGCGCAGGGGTCACGGCGGAATCCGCTATTGCTCTGCCCAACGACGGCTGGCTATGACTTGCTATCGGTCGGGTATGCGCTGCGCACGACGTTGACGAAGGTGCTGCTCGAGGTGTTTCCGTCAGAGCACTTTTTCGGACTGATCTACACCTTAGATAACGAGCCGCATACTGATAGAATATGGGACGTTGAAGCACTCCAAGAGGTAATAGATTCATGCACTTGCGAGTCTGTCCACAGCATCCAGATCGTAAAGTTATTTCAAGAGGCTTGTGCGGGCCATGCTACCGACTATGGTGGGAAGCAGCGCCAGGCGGACAATTGGCCGGCGCAAAGCGGTGTTCAAAACATCCAGACCGAAGGGTTAAAGCCAGAGGCCTCTGCGCGTCCTGTCACGAACAATGGTTGCTTGACAGAAATCCAGAGCGGAAGCAGCGAAGCATTGCAGGTCGCACCGCATGGGCTCGGCGCAATAAGCAAAAATGTCGAGAGGCAAACGATCGCTGGCGGTCCAAGCCGGAGAACAGAGAGCGGATTCTCTTCCAGCGACGGTTTATTAAATACGGGATTACCAGAGAACAGTTCAACGTCTTATCAGAGCAGCAGCATGGTTGCTGCGCCATCTGCCTTGACAAGCCCAAGGGACGCCTGTACGTGGATCATTGCCACGACACTGGAATTGTTCGGGGACTCCTTTGCCACAAATGTAACAGCGCAATCGGTCTTCTCGGAGACACTGAGGACCGTCTACAACGCGCACTCTCCTACCTGCAAGGTAAGACAAAAACTCAAGCTGCATGACGACGGATCGCTTTCGGTAGAGCGTCAAGCGGACGATTGGCGATCGGAGTCGGCATGGATTAAGGCGAATCCAATGTTCGGGATTACGCCGACGAAGGACTGGGTCCGGTCGTTCTGTGCGGATGCCCAACAGACGCCAGGGATGGAGGGCGAGTTTCGGGTCAAGGTGTGCAGCCAGTGGATGCAGGCGGCCTCATCGTGGCTGAGTATGACACGATGGGACGCCTGCACCGATACCACAATGAAACTGGAGGATTTTAAGGGCCAGAACTGTTGGATTGGAGCGGACTTAGCGCAACTCGATGACCTGGCCGCGGTGGCGCTGGTGTTTGAGAAGGCTGGCATCCTGTACGTGTTCGTCTACTTCTACTTGCCAAGGGTCGTGGTGGAGGAACGCGGCCGCACGGTGCCAGCTTACCTGCAGTGGGCCAACGCCGGCATCCTGCGGCTCACGGATCTGCCGATGACCGACCAGACGGTGATTGAGGCCGACATCCGTATGTGGTGCAAACAGTTCAAGGTGCAGGCGATCGTGTTCGACCAATTCGGTTCCGCCATGATTCAGAACCGGCTGGAGAAAGACGGCCTGCCAGCCAAGATTGAGCCTAAGAATGCCGCGACGTTTACCCAGCCCGCCAGGGAGCTCGAGACGCGGATCAAGCATGGGCGGTTGCGCCATGACGGGAATCCCTGCCTTAAGTGGAATGCCAGCAATGTCGTGGTCAGCCGGCGCATCGATGATTCGATCCTGCCGAAGAAGGAAAGCCCGGAAAGCCCGAACAAAATTGACGGCATTGATGCCTTACTTGAGGCTCTGATCCCCATGCTGAAGGCGCCACAGAAGCCAGCCTTCCAAGCGTTTGTCATTAGCGGTGCCAGATGAGTGATAAGACACCACTACAACGGCCCCGCGGCAGGCCCAAGGCTGACGAGTCGAGCACGAGGGTCTCGTCATGGGTGCGTGACAGCGAATATGATCGGTTAGTAAAAATGGCGAACCAGCGGGAGCAGTCAGTCTCTAAGTTGGTTCGGTCGTTGCTGATGATGAGGTTGAAGTAAATGGCGGCTCCGTATCGACACAGGATGTCCATACCGGCATTCAACTCGGATCGAACTAGACGCATGGCAGGTGTGCATGAGCGGCGTGCTCAGAAAGCTGGTGTGAAATGTGACCGGATTGACATTGGCCGTTTCTATCATCAGCGACGTGGAATTTGCGGTGTGTGCCGTCAGCCTGTAGATTTTGACACGTTCACAATTGACCATATTCGGCCCATAGCGAAGGGCGGTGCTCACTCCCTATGGAACATCCAATTAGCGCACGTGTCCTGCAATAGCTCTAAAGACGGCAGCCTGCCGGCGTCCTTGTCGGCTTAGCCTGTTCGGCAATTTACTTACTAATCAAATAAATTTGTCGTTCCAGTCCCTACACTGGAATACGTGCAGAACCGTGCCTGGTCCACCCTTGAGATTAAAGCGGTTGATCAGGAACAACGCATCATCGAAGGCATCGCCAGCACACCCTCGCCAGACAATGGCGGGCATGTGATGGATCCGGCCGGCGCGGAGTTCCGCCTGCCGATGCCCTTCCTCTGGTTCCACAACCAACGCGATCCGATTGGCGAAGTCTTCCAGGCTGATGTGAGGCCGGATGGCATCTACATCAAGGCCCGTGTCGCGAAGGTCACCAAGCCGAGCCGCCTGAAGACTCTGGCGGATGAAGCCTGGTCAGCCTTTACGTCTGATCCGCCGCTCGTGCGGGGGCTGTCGATTGGTTGGAATGAACTCGAAAGCAGCCCGATTAAGGGCACGAAATTCCAGCGGTTTACGAGGTGGTTCTGGGGCGAGTTGAGTGCCGTGACTATCCCGATGAACCTGGACGCCACCATTCTCAGTGTCAAGCAACTCGATCTGGCCGCGTCAGGCCTTCATACGTCCGGCGATACGGACATTCCACCCGTGAAGGCTGCGCATAAGGGCGGCCGAACCATGACTATTCAAGAACAGATTACCGGCCTCGAGAACAAGCGCGCAGCAGACTTGGCGCGCATGACGGAAATCCAGACCACCGTCACCTCGGAAGGCAACACGAAAGACGCGGCGCAGCGTGAAGAGTTTGACACACTGAAACTCAACCTGAAGGCGATCGATTCTGAGCTCGTAGACCTCCACGACATGGAGCGTCTGAGTATCGTAAAGGCTACGCCGATTACGCCAACTACGAGCTCGGTTGAGGCCTCCGCGCTGCGTGGCGGTACACCCACCACGCCAGTGATCACCGTCAAGGCGAATGCGCCGAAGGGTGCCGCCTTTGCTCGGATGTGTATGGCGATGGCTGCGGGGCACGGCGATTCCTATCAGACGCTGCAATACGCCAAGCAGTGGAAGGATTCGACGCCAGAAGTTGAGCAGATGGTTGAGCACATGTGGCAGACCAAAGCCGCGGTCGCTGTCGGCACGACAACTGACAGCACATGGGCTGGTCCTTTGGTTGTGACACAGCCGTTGAATGAGTTCCTGGAGCTCCTGCGGCCACGCACCTTACTGGGCCGGATCCCAGGGCTGCGTCAGGTGCCATTCAACGTCAGCGTGCCGACGCAGACGACCGGAGGTACTTACGGGTGGGTGGGACAGAACAAGCCCAAGCCGGTGACGAAGGCTGACTTCTCGACGGTCACGGTGCCGTTCGCCAAGGCGGCAGGCATCATCGTGCTGTCGGAAGAACTCGTGAAGCTGTCGTCGCCATCCGCAGAGAACCTGGTCCGTGAGGAAATGATTGCCGGCATGGGGCAGTTCCTTGA